CGCCAAATCTTTCAGGTCAATATGATTTTTATTATCAGGGAGATACCCTAGGTATAGATGCAGTTGGAGAGACATTAGATGTTGCAGAAATGTGCGGAATCGTGGAAAAAGGTGGCGCTTGGTACACCGTCAATGGTGAAAGATTCCAAGGTAGAGCAAAGGCAGTGCAGTACCTTCGTGATAACTCAGATGTAGTTGAAAAGCTTCAAGAGGAGATTCGTGCCAAATCTTAATGAGTTTTTAGATAAGTCTACTATTGACACAGTTCCATTAGACAATAGAGTAGAAATAATTAACCAAATGAGACCATGCTCAAAGTGTGATCTTTATGTTGATTCATATTATTTTAATAATCAAACTATGGAAATGTACTGGACATGCAAAGATGGACATGAGACAAAACATAGGGTTGGGTAATGTCAGAAAGATCTGAAGTAAAACGTGATGGTGCTAAGGCTCAGAAAAACTCTGGGCGTGGTGATTATCAAAAGGGTGATGCTAAATGGAAGCAGTTCCTTGTAGATTACAAGGAGGCTTCGTCATCATTTACATTAAATAAACCTGTATGGTCAAAAATCTGTACAGATACATTTAAGGTAAGTAGAGATATGCATCCAGCATTAAAGATTATTATAGGAACTGATTCCAAGGTTCGACTTGGAATTATTGAGTGGGCAGTTCTAGAAGAACTGATTGAGTTCTGGGAGGAAAATAATGGCAAAGAAGAGTAAGTCTAAGCATAGATTTAATGATACTGTTATTAAAAATGGAATGATAGTTAAGATTAATAAAGATGGAACCATACGATCAACTGTAGGTCCATATACACCGAATCATAAGAAGGTAAGTAAATGAGAGAGATCATCTATACAACACTAACTGGTATTGCAGTTGGCGGTATCTTTAGTATTTTTAAGCTTCCAATCCCAGCACCACCAGTATTTGCTGGATTAATGGGTATCGTTGGTTTGTGGATCGGATATGGAATAGTTCAGAGGTTTATCTAATGACTTCATTTTTATTTGGACTTATGATTGGATTTATAATTGGATATCCAATGGGATTGTTTATTGATAAACTAGATAAGAGGATAAAGAATGGCGGACGATAAGAATACCCTTGAACTAATCAGTTCAATAACAGAATTCAATGACCTTCATGAGTATATGAAGGATGAGCAGTTAGACAAGGCTCTGGCTATTGTAGTAAAACTATTACTTAATCCAGATGTTCCAGCAGCAAAAGCTCCACATCTTATTATTGAATTACAAGCAATGTCGACAAAGTTTTCAATGCTTGCTTCCTATTATTCTACTGTAGCCAAGGATAAAGCTGGCACAGCAAATAATAATAAGAAGAATATATATTATTCAGCAAAGGAGTCAATCGATAAGCTTGTGGATGCCCTCAAGTATGTCGTTCGTTATAATGGCTAGAGATATAGTAAAGAACCTTAAGTTTAAGAAGCATACAGGAAAGCATTTCGACCCAGAACGATTTGCACAACTGCTTGATGAGTCTTATCGTAATACAAAACGTGCAGACGGCGAAATGACAAAGAAGTCATTTAGCCCAAGCTCTCTTGGATATGGTCATGGAACATGCCCTAGATACTGGTATATGGCTTTTTCTGGTGCAATGTTTATTGATGATAACGATGCAGTTGCTGTTGCTAATATGGCTCAAGGAACACAGGCTCACGAAAGACTTCAAAAGCTAATAGCAACTATGCCAGAGTTTAAGGCAGAAGAAGAAGAGATCGTTAATGAGTATCCTCCAATTCGTGGATTTATTGACCTTATTATGGAATACGATAATGAGATGGTAGTTGGAGAAATTAAGACGGCAAAGCAAGAGGTATGGGATGCAAGACAGGCAGAGATGAAGCCTACTGCTAATCATATGCTACAACTACTTACATATATGAAGTTAAAGAATGCTAAAGAAGGCTTCTTCCTATATGAGAATAAGAATACCCAAGAACTAATCGTTATTCCTATTTCAATGAATGAAAAGAATAAAGAGATAATTGAAGAACTATTTGTTTGGATGTGTGAGGTTTGGGATAACTTCAAAGATGGGGATCTTCCTATGCGTCCAGAAGGTGCCTCAAAATCTAAGATGCCTTGCACGTACTGTCCAATTAAAAAGGAATGTTATGCTGGTCTGATTGGAACAGTTCAGATAGAATCATATAAGGTTCCTAAGTTATGATATGTGCAAATAAAGAATGCGCTAAAGATTTTGAGCCAAAGACTCATAATCAAAAGTACTGTACAGATGAATGTTGCCGTGTTGCAACAAACAGACGTATCATGGAGAAGTATTATGAGAAGAAGGCTATACGCAATGGTGCTGCTCGTGGTTGCAAGAAATGTAATGCACAGTTGAGTAGGTATAATGAAACCAGTCTATGTGCGTCATGCCAAAAGAAAATAGATATAACTAAAAGATCTAAGATAATGGATATGCTTAATGAAATTAGCTGAGCTTATTAAAACAAAAGCCAACCGTGTTCTTGGTATAGATGCCTCAACAAACTCTGTTGCCTTCTGCCTTATGGAAAACGATAAGCCTTTAAAGTGGGGCAAGGTTGAATTTGTTGGAGCAGATATATATGAAAAGATATACGATGCCAAAGTTAAGATGCATGCGATGCTTAATGAATTAAAGGCAGACTATATTGCAATTGAAGGAGCAGTTTTAGTAAGATCTCCTGATGCTGTAATCAAATTATCATATGTATACGGTGTTGTTATTGCTGAATTAATGTCTACTGGAGCTAAGGTTATTACTATTAGCCCAACTTCTTGGCAGGCATACATTGGAAATAAGAATCCAACTAAAGATGAGAAACAGGCAATCAGAGTTAAGAATCCAGGTTATGCTGACTCATGGTATAAAACACAATTGCGTAATATGCGTAAGCAAAGAACTGTTGACTACTTTAATAAAAAGTATGATCTATCATTAAAAGATTTTGATGTTGCTGATTCATTCGGTATCGTCCACTATGCAAATAAGGTTTTAACAGAACGATGAAACTATATCAAAGTAAAGATTGGCTATATAGAAGATATGTAGTTCAAAAGAAAACGGTTACAGAGATAGCCAAAGAATGTAACGTATCTGCTATGACAATACAGAGATACCTAGACCAGTTTGGGTTAATTAAAAAAAGATGAAAACAGAAAGAATCACACCAGAATCAATTACTTTTAGTAAAGTTTTGAATTCTTTTTATGTGTATACTGGAGATAAAACTGATAGATACGTGCAGGCTACCTGTAGAGATCAGGGATACTGGGATAAAGAGCTTACTGAATGGATGATGAGTAACATACAGCCTGGCTGGACATGCCTAGATATTGGCGCAAATATATTTTATTTTACAGAAGTTATGGCAAGAAAAGTTGGTAGCAATGGCCATGTCCTAGCTTTTGAGCCTATAGAGAGACTATGCAAATCTTATACAGTTGCTACGATTTTAAATGATTACTCTAATGTTGGTCAGATTGATGTGTTTAACATAGCCCTGTCAAATAAGAAAGACAAGATGGTTTTAAATATTTGGGAAGAAAATATTGGTGGATCTGGAATAGTTCATGAGCATCAGTCTGGTAATCATGGTCAGCATGGTAATTTTTATACAGAAGAAATAAATGCAGATACCTTAGATTCAACATACACTGGCAAAATTGATTTTATTAAGATAGACGTAGAAGGGCATGAAAGATTTGTATTTGAGGGTTTTTCTGAAGAAGCTCGTAATTGTCCGTTGCTAGTTGTTGAACTTGGGTCTGGACAGCCAGATGAGTTTTTGGTAGAATTAAACGATAAATATACAATGGAATTTTTAAATGGGGAAGCGGCCACATTTGAAAGAATTAAAGAGCATGATGTAGTAAATGTTCTACTTAGGAGAAGATAATGTTAAAGCCAGTATTTGAGGATGTAACAACTTTTAATTGTAGTGATCTATATTTAAAGTCTGTTGGCGCACCAGCAGGCAATAAGATATGGTCAACATGTCATGAAATTGCACACATGCTTATTGAAAAGAATATATCATACGGCAACTCAGCCCTGGAGCCAGCCAGAATATTTTCGACGGCGGATAATGTAGAGCAACTCAAGGTTAGAATCGATGATAAATTAAACAGAGTTAAAAATAATCAAGGGTATGCAGGAGATAACGATATTGATGATCTGATTGGCTATTTGGTTCTATATAAAATAGCTAAATCTCAGGTTGCTATTTCAGTCGACTAGAAGTATAATAATACCCTATGGAAATTGAACTCGCAGATCATTATGATCGCATGAATAAAGTAGTTGAAGAACTACTAAAAGGAAATAACCCTACCCAAATTGCCACTATAACGGGCTTTAAACGTGCCGAAGTAGTTGAGTTGATAGGTGAGTGGAAGAATGTAGTTCACAACGACACAGCGGCCCGTGAAAGGGCTAAAGAGGCTATCTCAGGAGCAGATCAACACTATGCAATGCTTATCAAAGAAGCTTGGAAAACAGTTGAGGATGCAGACCAGGCTGGTCAACTTAGTGTTAAGTCTGGAGCCCTAAAGTTAATTGCAGATATTGAAGGTAAAAGAATTGGCATGCTTCAAGAAGTTGGCTTGCTAGACAACGCAGAGCTTGCAACACAATTAGCTGAAACAGAGCGTAAGCAGGATATCCTAGTAAAGATTTTGAAAGAAGTAACAGCATCTTGTCCAAAATGTAAGATGGAAGTTGCAAAGAGATTGTCTCAAATTACTGGAATAGTAGAGCCAGTTGTACTAAATGAAGAAGAGGCTAATGTACTGTGAGCATGTCTACAAAGAAATGGATACAGATCTGTGTCCATTATGTGGCATGCCTACGCATAGAGTAGACTGGAAAGAGACAGCAAGGCTTCATAAAGAGTGGATAGATAGCGGTAAGGCTACTCTTCAAGGGTGGTGGTCAATCTAATGGATCTTAATTTTAATGATCTTATTGACATACTAGACGGCGAAGAATTTGATGAAAGACCAGTAGACCTAAGAACATTTGTAACTAGCCCAGACTTTCTTGGATTGCCACCACTTTCAGAATATCAATATACATTAATTGAAAAGTCTTCTCAGGTTTATAAAGAATCAACGCTAATTAAATTATTTGGCGAAGAAGAAGGCAAAAGAACATATAAGCAGACTGCCAATGAAGTAGTTGCTCAGCTTGGTAAAGGTTCTGGTAAAGATTACTGCTCAACAATATCAGTGGCATATATAGTATATTTACTATTATGCTTAAAAGATCCAGCAAATTACTATGGTAAGCCACCTGGAGACTCAATTGATATTATCAATATTGCTATTAACGCTCAGCAGGCCAACAATGTTTTCTTTAAAGGATTTAGAACACGTATCGATAAGTCCCCTTGGTTTGTTGGAAAGTATACAGAAAAAGCATCTGAAATTAAATTTAATAAGAATATTACAGTTCACTCAGGACACTCAGAAAGAGAAGCCTGGGAAGGATACAACGTTATTGTAATTATCCTTGATGAGATCTCAGGTTTTGCTACAGAAAACACCACAGGACATGAGCAGGCAAAAACTGGTAGCG